ATTACTGGATGGAACATCTTTGGTTTTGATATGGAATACATCTATAAACGTGCGCAAATTAATAGATGTCACTACGAGTTTTTCAATTTGGGAAGACTCAAAGATACAGAGTCGGAACTTATTATCAAAAAGCTTTCATCGAGTGCTCTTGGTGATAATCTTCTCAAGCTTCTCCCGATGCCCGGGCGTTTCATTTTCGATATGTTCCATGAAGTCAAGAAGGGATACAAGCTTGATAGCTATAAATTGGATAATGTCTCGAAACTGTACCTGGGTGATCAGAAAATTGATATGGCTCCAAAGGAGATGTTTGCTCGATATAGGGAGGAAGACCCCGTCAAATTGAGGGAAGTTGCCGAATATTGTATCAAGGATACACTCCTCCCACACCGTTTGATGAAGAAGCTTTGTACTCTCCTAAACTTGGTTGAGATGGCTAAGGCGACGTGGGTTCCAGCAAACTTTCTTGTGGAGCGAGGACAGCAAATCAAGGTATTCTCCCAACTCACAAAGAAGGCTCGGGAGTTGGGCTTCATGGTTCCAACTATTCGATACGGTGCTATCCCCGAAGAACCCTATGAGGGTGCCACGGTCTTGGACGCGCAAAAGGGTGCGTATTATACCCCAATTACCGCTCTTGATTTTGAAGCACTGTATCCATCTATTATGATGGCACACAATCTATGCTATTCATCGTATGTTATGGACGAGAAGAAGTATGGTAATATACCTGGCATCACATATGAAACCTTCCATGTCGGTGACAGAACCTATAAGTTTGCTCAAGATGTACCAAGCCTCCTCCCAAGTATTCTCCTTGAACTCAAACAATTCCGTAAACAAGCCAAACGTGATATGGCTGGTGCTACAGGCTTCATGAAGGAGGTCTACAATGGTAAACAGTTGGCATATAAAGTCAGTATGAACTCTGTGTATGGGTTTACTGGGGCTGGTAAGGGTATTCTACCATGTGTGCCAATTGCCTCTACAACGACCTGTAAGGGTCGTTCAATGATTGAGGAAACGAAGAATTATGTGGAGGCAAACTTCCCAGGGGCAAAGGTAAGGTATGGCGACACGGATTCAGTGATGGTTGAGTTCGACGTGGGTGATCGTAAAGGTGAGGAGGCTATTGCCTACAGTTGGGAAGTGGGTGAGAGAGCTGCAGAGGAATGTAGCGCCCTCTTCAAGAAGCCTAATAACCTTGAACTTGAGAAGGTTTATTGGCCCTATTTCCTATACAGTAAGAAACGATATGCGGCTAAACTGTGGACGAAGGGTAAAGATGATAAGATGCATATGGATTACATTGATATCAAGGGTCTTCAAGTTGTGCGACGAGATAATACACCCCACGTGAGAGAAGTGTGTAAAGAACTCCTTGATGTAGTCCTTACTTCAAGTGATCCAGGTCCACCCAAGGAATTGGCTAAGGAGAGAGCGATTGAGCTCCTTTCTGGTGATGTACCCAATGATAAACTTATTCTGAGTCAAGGACTTTCAGATAGTTATAAAGTTGGGGGTAAAAACGTATCAGTGACGAGTCCAGATAGTATTAACATTAATCAATCGCATGTACAAGTTGTCACGAAGATGCGTCAAAGAAGACCTGGTTCTGAACCACAATCCGGTGATCGAGTTCCATACCTGCTCACAAAAACTGAAGATCCCAAAGCCAAGGCGTACGAAAAAGCCGAAGATCCAAAATATGTAGAGGAACATGGCGTACCTGTAGATTATCACTATTATTTCTTGAATAAATTCCTCAATCCGGTGTGTGATCTATTGGATCCGCTCTATGAGAATGTGAAGGAAGAGATCTTTGGTGAAATTATTAATCAACACAAGCCAGTCAAACCACCAAAGTTACCATCCCTCAGTGGTATGAAGAAGGATGAGCTTGTCGCCGAATGTAATCGTCTTGGATTGGATGAAACGGGTACATTGGCAATTCTTAGGAATCGCCTTAAGGATGCGAGAATGAAAAAGGAAGAATCCGTTGAAGACCTATTTAAAAATTACGAGCTAACACAAAGTAAGGATGAGTCTCTATGAAAAGGTTACGCGACTTGTTGAGGAAGAATTGGAACATCGTTTGAATTGTGTCCTCAATGACTATGCTGAAATACTTTCAAAAAAGCATGGTATTGCCTTAGATATTCTTTTGAAAGATTTACCAGATACATATACGAGTACAACTTGTAAGGGAGCTAAAGCTAATGGACAGCGGTGTACATTCAAAGGAATCCATAATGGGTATTGTTCCAGACACGCCGCACAGGGAGCTCGTATATGTCACAGGGTATCTTCGAGTGCCAGTCTACATAATCACGGACCCGAAAAAATGTTTGTGAGGGGGTGTCCGGGGTGCGATTCCTCAAATGAGCTTATAGAATTAGGTATATAATATAGTAATGAGCAAAAACGACATTCTACTATCATCAGTCAACTGTTTTTATAACGAAGAGAAGAATAGATCTACACTACTAACAATATTAGACAAATCGAATGGTATATCTCTCCGAAATTTGGAGTGGTTTATCACAAACTACGCAAAGAAAAATCACACATCCTATCAAACGGGGGATGGGAAACTATTCACCGTACATTGCGCTTACAAGTCGAGTCTTAATGGATACAGTAAGCAGTTGTTTGACCCATTCTGTAGATCGCAGAAATTTTCATATACCGTACCCGGTACATCTCAGGAAATTCAAACAACCTTGGCTCAACTGAATTTCATCAAATGGTGTATCAAAAATAACATTATCGATTACATTAGTAATCATCGAGATTCTTTGTTTAGTAAGCAGGCGACATAAATCCCTTGTCAAACACAAACGTTTGATATCCCGTGTAGTACATATTGAGTGAATATGTATTTGTAGATACATCGACTTCAGAGGTATCTAATTTCACTTCGATGTTAGTCTTTTCAGATTGAATTTGACTAAAATCCAAGTTCCCCGATGGCTCCACATTAATCGGATTCATCGAGAAACTGTAGGTGTATATATTTCTGTAAGGTCTCGCCAATCTGTTGTGTAATGGAACGAGATACTTGTAATAATTATGATTTGTGTTTGTAACATTTGGGAGTTTGTTTCCATTGATGTAAAAGCTCGCACTCTCCATAATTGGGTCAAAAAATGTCTGAATCTCATCGAAACTTACATTTGATGAAAAGTTAAATCGATTTTGACACAGATACCTTTCCTCATCTGCAGGTACTGGATCACCCTTCGCATCATTCTCATCTTCAAACTTTGTATTACGAAGAAACCAATGGATACACTTTACTGGAATGTTTGGAACCAAGTTATTTTTGATTATATCACGACCAATCTCACTCACAATACTTGGGTGTCTCTTTACCAAATCTGTGATGAATACCCGTTTTTCAGATGCCAAAAACTTACGTTCCTCGGGGCTCACAGTAATTTCTTCAGTCACAAGGTTGAATGATTGAAGACTGAGATTATCAGTCGTATCGGTAAAAAATGATTGTTTGTGGAATTCGAGCTCAAACTCTATCTTCTGTCTATACACTGAACACACAGGGAAATAGGGTCTATTTGGTTTATTCGACGAATACTCGTCACTCGCATACTTTCTCGAAAAGAAGAAATGAAGAGGTATCACGAGATCTGATGTATATTGAGCAATGTTATCACTTATAGTCGCATCATCGTAACCTAAACTTCTGTTTACAAGAAATCTATTGGCTACCTTTTCTGAAATTTCTAAATAAAGTTCATCATATATTATCCCCCAATCATCATGAATCTTCTCAATCTCAAGGTCATCGACCCGCATTGTAATACTCTTTAGGATGTGGCGTCCCAATTGATCTGCGTAGTTACCATTTGTGAGACCTGGCATGGTTATACTGAGATACATGTTACTCAATAAATCACCCATATTCGTTGGATTAAATTGAACCTTTATAGTTTGATTAAATGGCCATCCGCTTATAGTACCCGGATTTATAACATTTTTACTTCTATGATATTTCCTAAAGTCTGAATGCCTTTTGTCGGTAGTATAATTAAAGAACGACTCGTCTGGATCTTTGGAAAGCAAGTATGTGTCTTGCTTCCCAATAGCTTTGAGCGAAATTTTCGCAGCTTCACCCATACCT